CAGCATCCTAACTTGGATATTCGTTTTGTGTTTGAAAGTAGCAGACGCAAGTTACGTAAGGGTGCTAAGTCTACCTACGGTGAGTGGTGTATTAAGTATGGCTTTAGATACTATGACAGGATCATTCCTGAAGATTGGTTGAAGGAGAAGGGTAAGAACAAGCACCCAAAGTTTATTAAGTTTGGCGGCACAAAAGTGAAAAGGAGATAACTATGAGTATGATGGAGAAACTAGCTAAAGAAGTAAATGAGGAAGACTTCCTTATCCGTGTCAGGCCATTCGCTAATGACGAGGGTAGGTGGTCAGGTGAAGTTGATATATCTATCATGGCTATGCCAGACAATCCAATGGATGATGAAGACTATTATCAAGTTATGCACTTTGCAAAGATGATGTGCGCTGCAGTACCTGTCATGGAAGAAGTAGAAGAGTTACGCAATATTGTACACGAATATGTAACAAAAGTTATTGACACGGAGATGGATATTGATGTAGAACTAGAGGAAGAAGCCGGTGTCGAAAGGACATACGATGGCAATGTAGTACATCTTCACTTTAACACAAAGACAGGGGGTTCAGCATGAGTAGACACGAAAAGTTTATGAAGTTAATGAGGGAACAAGAGGAGTTAAAGATGGCACAAGCAAATAAACAATCAGATGTAAAACAAATGTGGCCTTCAGCAGATTCTGTTGATATGGTAAACAGTCCACCTCATTATAATCAGACAGGCATTGAGTGTATTCACGCTATCTCTGCTGCTACTGGTGATGGATTTCAATATTATTTGCAGGGTAATATTTTAAAATATCTTTGGAGATATCGTTACAAAGATCAACCCCTTGAAGATTTAGAAAAAGCCAAATGGTATCTCGATAAGTTGATTGAAGAGGTAATGGCTAGAGATGCGAGTTAAACTCTTTATTACTATAGATATAGACCCAGAAGAATATCCAATGCCTGCTGATGAAAATGTAGGTGAGGAATTAGAAGATGGTATCCGTGAGTATTTCTATGATATAGAAGGAGCCTCAATTAAACACATAAAAACAATGCAGGAGTAAATAACATGATAAGTAATCAATTACCAACAGACTATCAAAACTTTATTGCTCTTTCTCGCTATGCACGGTGGAAAGAAGATGAACAACGTCGTGAGACATGGAGTGAAACTGTCGCTAGATATTTTGACTATATTTCAAAACATCTTTCTGATAAGCACAATTATCATCTCGCAGATGAGCTTAGGGGTGAATTAGAAGAAGCAGTACTTACTCAGTCTATAATGCCTTCTATGAGGGCTTTGATGACTGCTGGACCGGCATTAGATCGCTGTCATGTAGGTGGGTATAATTGTTCTTATGTTCCTGTAGATAGCCCACGTGCTTTCGATGAGACTATGTACATTCTTATGTGTGGCACTGGAGTTGGCTTCAGCGTAGAGCGACACAACATCGAAAAACTGCCTATTGTCAATGAAGATTTCCATAGTACCGACAGTGTAATCAAAGTTGGAGATAGTCGTCCGGGTTGGGCAAAGTCACTAAAAGAACTTATTGCCATGTTGTATGCGGGGCAGATTCCATCTTGGGATGTGTCAGAAGTACGCCCAGCAGGCGCAAGGCTGAAGACTTTTGGTGGACGTGCATCAGGACCACAGCCACTCGTTGAATTATTTGAGTTCTGCGTACAGAAATTTAAAAAAGCGGCAGGTCGTAGACTATATCCAATTGAATGTCACGACATCATGTGTAAGATTGGTGAGGTTGTAGTTGTCGGTGGTGTACGCCGTAGTGCTTTGATTTCATTGTCTAATCTTAACGATGACCAGATGGCTCATGCTAAATCTGGTAGTTGGTGGGACAACGAAGGTCAACGTGCATTGGCTAACAACTCTGTAGCATATAAAGAAAAACCAGAGATGGGTACATTCATGCGTGAGTGGCTTTCCTTGTACGACAGCAAGTCCGGTGAGCGTGGTATTTTCAATCGCCAGTCTGCACGTAAGCAAGCAGCTAAGAATGGTCGCAGGGATGTAGAACATGATTTCGGCTGCAACCCTTGTAGTGAAATTATATTGCGTCCTTATCAGTTCTGTAACTTGTCTGAGGTAGTAGTACGTGAGTCAGACACTGTTGAAACACTAAAAGAAAAAGTACGTCTAGCTACAATTCTTGGTACATTTCAGGCTACGTTAACAAACTTTAAATATCTTCGTAACATTTGGAAAAAGAACACTGAAGAAGAAAGATTATTGGGTGTTTCTCTGACTGGTATTATGGATAATAAAATTACATCAAATAACGGCGGTACACTTGAAACTGTATTGGAACTTCTTCGTTCTGTTTCTGTTGAAACAAACAAGGCTGTAGCACATCAACTTAAAATACCACAGTCTACTGCTGTTACTTGTGTAAAGCCTAGTGGTACAGTGTCACAGCTTACTGATGCAGCCAGTGGTATTCACGCACGTCACAATCCATACTACATTCGTACAGTACGTGGCGATAACAAAGACCCACTAACACAGTTCCTTATTTCACAGGGAATACCTGCTGAACCTGACGTAATGAAACCAGACTCAACGACAGTGTTTAGCTTCCCTATGAAATCACCAACTGGTGCAATTACACGTACTCAGATGAATGCTATTGAGCAGCTTGAACTATGGCTAACTTACCAGCGTCATTGGTGCGAACATAAACCTAGCGTAACTATTTCTGTTAAGGAACACGAATGGATGGGCGTAGGTGCATGGGTGTATGAACACTTTGATGAAGTGTCAGGAATTAGCTTCCTACCCTTTAGTGAACATACATATCAACAAGCACCTTATCAGGACATTGATGAGGATGAATACAAAAACTTCTTGACAAGAATGCCAAAGAATGTAGACTGGTCGTTGTTACAAGAGTTTGAAAAAGAAGATACCACTTCAGGTGGTCGTGAGTTAGCATGTACTGCAGGAGTGTGTGAGATAGTTGACATTGAAGCGGCTTAGTGCTATATTAGAATACAACTTTAACAAATAGAAAAGGAGACTAACTATGAAAAAAACAATCTTGACTACAGCTATGATTTTAGCTGCTACATCTGCATCAGCACTAGAACTAGGTGGTTCACTTGGAGCAGAACGCAATACCGATACTTCTGTGAACAGCCTGTATGGTTCTGTAACGGCTGGTGTTGTTACGCTTGGTGCAACAATGGAAGATAAACGTAATGATCAAGGTTCATTCAGCATGGAAAAATACGAACTTGATGTTGCGTACCCAATCACAAATCGAATCTCTGTTTACGTTGAGAATGATTTTGATAGCGGTTTTAACTACAAGAATACTGTAGTCGGTGGAAAAATTAGCTTCTGATAAACAGATGGTGTGGAAGCGTGGGGATGGTTGGGTACAGTTCAACCCCCCACGTAGCCATCCTAGCTATGAAGAATGGCAGAAGTTAAAACAGAAAGAAAAGGAAAAACAAAATGACGGATGAAAAACGAATAATTACTCTTAACGGAAAAGAATATGATTACGAAGAGTTGGAAGATAATGAAAAATACTTGGTAAATCAACTTACCGACTTGAGCAACAAAATTAACAATGCGAGATTTGGTCTAGACCAACTGCAGATTGCACATGATGCGTGTAGCAAAATGTTAATTGATTCCATTAACAAGCCAAAGGAAGAAGAAGTGCAAGATGAGGCGTAATGGATTAGGAAAGTATGATGCTCCACTGCGTATTCAATACCAGTGGGGCTATGAAGCTTTTAAACACGGTGGTAAATTAGCAAAAACAAATAGTAGGATGGTGTTTCAAGAGCATCGCCCTAGTATGGATGAGAATACTATGCAAGCACGTGAATGGCAACGAGGGTGGAACGATGCCTATTATGAGCAACTAGAAGAGGTTAAGCATAATGAATCTAGAGGAAGAAGCTAAACAGTGGATGAAGGAGAAGCAAATGAGTGGCATTACAGCAGCACTTTATCAAAAGAAAGCGTGTAGCACAGCTATCTTTCCAAAAGAAAAAGCCCTTGAGTATATCACTCTTGGGCTTTGTGGTGAGGCTGGAGAAATTGCTA